GTTGAGCTTGACTGATTAAATGAAGTCCAACCAGTGCCGAATGTATTGCAATAATCCCAAACTTTCCTTGGTTCATTGTCTATCGGCTGACTGTTATTATCCGGATCAACATCCTCACCGACATAAACATAGTTCCCGTCTTGGTCACTAACAGCAATCTTAGTTACATCGCCATGAGGGATACAAGTGAAAACTGGATAACATTCAGCCCCACCATCAGGGGTAAAAGTAAATGGATTCTTATCAATGGTAATGGTTTGCTGTAAGCCATAAGCCATCGGATCTGAGCACATAAAAACCAATGTTGCCGTCTCATCAGAATTGTTTGAATTGGCAGCTACCCTAGCCGGTTCAGGCAACGTTGTAAAATGTCCGTAGTAAGTAAAATCCGAGTCATCATCAAACACCATCGGAAACTCACCAAAGGCCGTCTGAATGAATAAGTCGGCCATGTTGTGAATCTTTTCAACTCGCTCTGCTTCCGAGTTTGCCGGAATTGTGATGTCGATGTCAAACTCGCGTTCTTCCCAACTATTGCCCTGAAAGACTTGGCCATACATACCCGGAACCGTCTGCAAATTTTCTTCAACATTAGGGCCAATGAAACGATGAATATCATTAACGATAATGCCTAAGTCATCGTAAGAATCCATACCGCAAAATATAAATCTTATATCATTGTGTGTTGAATCTGCCATATTAAGCAAACACCCCCTTGATCCGGTTTGACTTCAACGTTTGTTGCCGGTTTTGCTTTTTCCACGCCTGGTAAACCTGCTGATCAGTGATCGTTGGCTTATCTTCTACTGTTTGAATGAGTAATTGCATGAGTTGGTTATTTTGAGCCGTTAAGTCATTGTTTTGCTTTAGCAGAGAAACGACGACAGAATTATTATTTGCTAAATTGCTGCTTGCTTGCTGATCATTATCAGTATTGTCTTTATCACTCATGTAGCTCATGACCTGAGCTAAGAGTTGTACTGCTCTATTCTTTTTAGATAGGCTAAGAGGAATAACAGCTTCAGGCTGATTACCTTCGGAGAGTTCAGCAAAGGTATGTCGTGTTACAAGTCCACCATTGGCAAAACGTTTATGTCCTGTCGGCCCCCAACCACCAGCATGTGCGATGTCTCGATACCAGTTGCTATCATTAAACAAGGCTAACAGTTGATCAAATCCAGAATGAATATTCTTATGTCCAGCCCTTGCATAATGTAAGAAGGTAGGTTCAATATATTGCAATAGGCCAGTAGACGGATGCCCTAACCTAGCGTTAATGTCCCAATGATTGGTCACAGTCGGTGATCCATTAGATTCCTGAGCAATTCTTTTTAGGATAGCCTTGAGTTTAGCGCCCGATAGGGAAACGTGAGACATGGTTGCCGCTTTATGGATCACTGGAATCCAACGCTTAACACCCTTACCGCCAGGATTGCCGACATCACCGAATAGATCAGAAATAAACTTTTTAGAAGCATTAATTAATGTCTTCGCAATGCCTGTGCCAATTGTGCCAAAAACGCCATTCAGTCCGATACTTTTTGTGAAGTGATCAACCAGGGTATTGAGCAATTTAACCGGATGAGACAGAGCATCCCAAACGGCATCGGCTCCCTTTGTTAGCTTACTAAATCCACCTTTAATGAAGTCAGTCGCTTTGCCAATCCATGTGCCGATGCCATAACGTTGCTGACGAATAGCAGACATCAATGTTTCTGTCTTATCACCGCCTAAAATACTGTCTCCCTTGCGGACAACGGTCAACGTCGGCTTGTTCGGTGTCATCTCAATTAAGCCATTGGCGTGTTTAATTAACTCATGCTTATAGCCATCACCTACCACAGCCAATTGATCCTTGAGGAATCGACCATAAGAGTCAACGGTACCTTTGGCATAATAACCAATCCGTGGCGCGTGCCAGTCTGACAGCCTATGCTTACCCATGCCAACCTTTTTAAGTACCCAGTTGATCGCATGTTCAACGCCGTCAACAACTTTCTGAATACCTTTTAGCAGATGATTACCGACATAGATTCCAGCGTTTGCAACAGCGTGCCAGCCATTTTTAATCCCTCTGCCCATGCGTCCAGGCAATTTTTTAAAATAGTCTACAATCTTGCCTGTGTGTTTGCTAACCGAATGAACCATGTCATCCAACTTACCGCCAGTTATTTTATTGAGTGCACTATAGCCATTGTGGAAGGCTGATTTAGCCGAACTCATCATTTTGCCGATATGAGAACCAACAGACTTTCTCATGCCACTAAAATGAGAACTTACTGATTTCCTCAAGTTAGAAGTCGATTTACTCAGTGATCCCCAGCGACCTTTAACCCAAGAAACCATATGGCCGAACGTTTTATGGATGCCTGACCAGATGCCATTAACAAAATTGCGGAATCTTTTATTATGCTTATAGAGTGCTGCCAGTCCAGCCGCTAGAGCGGCAATAGCGGTGATGACTAAGCCAATTGGGTTCGCCCGTAGGACAACATTTAATGCTCTTTGAGCAACTGTCCATGCCTTTGTCGCACCAGCCACAATCTTTTCACCGGCAGCAACAGCCACTGCTTTGGCCTTGGTTAAAAGACGCTTACTTAAAGTTCCAGCGTACGAAGCCGCCGACTTGGCATAGCGGCCCATACTCTTAAGGCCAGAACTAATCGCACTGATCGACTTAGTGACAGCTTTTTTACCGATACTCTTGATATTGCTTCCTATTTTCCCAATCCACTTACCAGCTGATTTAGCTGCTGAACCAATGCTGGATATGGCCCTTTTTGCTGCAGAAACAGAAACCTTAGCCGTCCATCTCAGTACCTTACCAATGCCACGGCCAGCTTTTTTAAGCCCAGACAATGCCTTTTTAGCGCCAGTAACCGTCAGTTTTGCTGTCCACCTAACGACTTTACCAATACCTCTACCGGCTGATTTAAGGCCAGACAAGCCCTTTTTGGCTGCCGTTGTCATTAAATGGGCTGTCCATTTGAAGACATTTTTCAGGCCAGAACCCGCTTTTTTAAGGCCAGATAATGACTTCCTAGCGCCAGATGTGGTCACTTTAGCTGTCCAGTGGAAGGCCTTGCTTCCCACTGCCTTTGTTAAATCCTTAGTTTTGCCAACGACTTTAGCGACAGCCCGGCCAAAGTCGGTACCAATCCTTCCCAGCCCATCCTTAAGGTGGCTAAGCAATGCACCCGTTTTAGAGATGGAAACATCTTGCGTCTTAAATCCTTTCGTGATGTTCCGGATAACCGAATAACCATTTCTAAGGTGACCAAAACCGGTAATTGTCCGTCCAAATGCAAAATTAAACAGTCCCAACGCTTTATTGCCTAGATAAACGTCAGCAGCAATCTGAGCGAAGCCTTTCGGGTGTTTAGCAATCAGGCTAAAGATTGGTTTAGTTACCGTCAAAATGTCTTTAAGCGTGGGGACGGCCACACTCCATAAGGTTTTCATAGTCTCCTTAGTTGACTTGAAGAATCCAACAATGTCCTTTGCATGACTAGCGATGTAATTCGACAGTCTAGTAATGCCCTTGGTGATCCCATTGACAGCTGCATCTGCTGTGTCTGTCACGGAGCCATGACCATAAACCTTAGCAAAGGCATTAATGATCGTTGTGACTCCCTTACTAGCCGCTTGCCCCATCTTATTAAACTCGGACTCTGTCCGCTTAGAGCTTACCCACTTGGACATCTGACCGAATGCCTTAGCCTGAGCTTTTTGGAATGGCGTCTCAAAGGCTCCAATTAAGGCAGGCACACGGGCATGAATCACACGGCTCATACCTGTAAGAGTTGTGAGCATATTTTCAGAGGCTTTTTCATACTTCACATTGCCTAAATGTTCAAAGACAGTTTCGACTTCTTTAGCCGAAACCTTTCCAGCCGAAACCATCTTTCGCATAGTCGCTTTCGAGACGTTTAAGTGTTTCGCCATCGCCTCAGAAAACATCGGGAAATATTGATCAATCTGGTTTAGGGTACCAAGTTGCAACTTACCGGCAGACAGGCCGTGAACCATGTCATTCGTAACTTCTTTGATCTGCTCGCCATTCAAACCAACCGTATCAGCCATATTCGCCAGAGCGTTCGTCATTGCCCGGGCTTCTTTTTGACTAGAATTTAAGTGATAAAATCCCTGTGCCATCTCGTTAATGGTGTCAACGGACTGACCTGTCTTAACACTAATTTGATTGACCATATCCACAAGGGCTTTACCTTTTTTAGCAGAACCGGCTAAGGTATTCCATGATGCCTGCATGACCTGTTGCTCTTTTTCATAATCAAGGCCAGCATGAAACGCCTCGTGAATGCTTGACGTAACAGAAGCCCAAGCACTGCTGACAGCATTGGACAGTACACCAGCGCCAAACATCTTTCCAAAAATATGCTGAGTCTTCTCAGCCGTATCTTTAACCTTACCAAGTTTCGATTGAACATCGCCTAAGGAAAGATGAAGCTGAGTTCTTTTGCTTAAGGTTTGTTCTAAATTTTTAGCTTTGCCAGTTGTTTCACGAATCTTAGTCCCAAGCTCAGTAACTTTAATAGCTTGTTTTCGATAGGCTTCAGAGCCAGAGCCGGATTCAGATTTAATCTTGGCTAACTGTTCACGTTCCTTAGCCTGAATGTCTGTTAAAGAGCGGAGATGGCCTTTTAATCCCTCAATTTGAGCTTTATCAGCCTCATATGTCTTCCCTTGTGAGCGTAAGGCACGGACATTGGCAGAAACTTCCTTAGCTTCAAGTGCCATAGCCGCTTTGATTTTATCAATTCCAGATGCTTCTTGATCGGCTGCCTGTCTTGCCTGTTGTTCTTGCCGAGTCATTTCTCTGAGCTTAGTGCTAAGTTCTGTGATTCTAACCGCTTGATTCCGATAAGCAGATGAATCTTTGCCAGATTCAGACTCAATCTTACTTAACAGCTCGCGTTCCTTGGTTTGAATAGATGTGAGTGAAGCAATTTGCTTTTTTAAGCCTTCAACCTTGGCTTTATTGGCTTCATATGTCTTCCCTTGCGATTGATAAGCATGAACACTAGCCGTGATTTCCTTGGTAGCTAGGGACATTTCATCCTTGATCTTACGGATGCCGGTTGCTTCGTAGTCAGCTAACTTCTTCGCGCGCTCCTGCTGAGCAGATAAAGATGAAAGTTTACGTTCTGCATTAGACAAATTGCGTGAAAGTTTATCATAAGATTCAGCATTTTCCGATGTCCGTTTGCCCATGCCAGATAGTTCAGATTTATAGCGATTAATTAAGCTTTCCTGTTGCTTAATAGCCTTAGATAGACCTTCATATTTAGCCTTAGCAGCTTCCAGATATTGGCCAGAAGAACGCAAAATTGCAAACTGAGATTTCCATTCTGCTGCCGTTGATCGGATGCTTGAACGCAAGCCTTTTAATGTTTGCCGCATTCCCTGATCATCAACGCTAACATGGTAAACCGTACCTAATCCTGATGCTGCTGATTTACCTGCCATTATTTGTCACCTGCCTTTCGATTAAACACTATGATGCAATCCGCCTTTTCTCATAAAAGCATATAGACTAATTTGAGGCTTAGGCTTACTCGTTTTACCAGTATAAAGTTCCATTAAGTCAAAATAGTTCTGATTATCAATCGTCTTTAAATCCCAGTTAAGATTCTCCATAAAATCACGTCTCATCTTATTAAGATTACCAAGCATCTCACCGGGACTTACTCGTTTTTTTCGTCTTCTTCTTTTTCTTCGTCAGGATTAATATGCAAGATTGCATTGATAATTTCTGTTACTTTGTTAATTACATCATTAAATTTATACTTTTCAACACGATCTAAGGTAACTTCTTTATCATGAGTAATATCAACAATGAAATGAGAGACAACATCCATGAGTTCTTCTGTGGCTTCAATCGCCTTTACTGTGTCTTTGCTATCTGCTTTCTTATCCAAATCAAGGAATTTCTTCTGAACTTCAAGTGTTTTTTTCACATTTTTAATTGACTCATCAATGTCATATTCTTTATTAAAAACAGTAACTTGCGCCATTTATGATCAACCTTTCTTTATTAAAATTAGCCATAAAAAAAGCACTCCCACAGGAGTACCAAAATGTTTAATTTATTCATCTCATTATTTAGATGCAGCTTGACCACTCGCACGATCATTGTTGATGACACTATTAAGCTTAGCCTTTAGTTCATTAGCCAGAGCCACAACAGCATTAAATTCATCTTTTGTCGGTGTATCGCCGGCAGCATTAGCAGCGTCAGCAGCAGCAACTTGAGCCGTTACGGCTGATTGCTTAACGCCACCCAGGGCGCTAGTTGTAGCAGCAGGAAGCGTATAGGATGATCCGCCAAGGCTAACAGGGTTACCATCTTTATCAACGACCTGACC